CCGCCTATAAGGTCTTGGGGATCCCAGGTATCGAGCTCTTCTTGCAGCCTTTCACGCTCATATTTCAGCTCATAATATTTATGCTCGGCTTCTTTCAGCTCGTCATAAATTTGCTTCTGGCTTTCGCGCCCCTGCTCGTATGCGTCCAGATTGTTTTTGTACTTGGCGTACTCGATCTCCGCTTTGAGCAGTTCCCGCACCGCGGAAGCCGCATCTTTTGACCCGCTGGCAAGGTCCATGTAGTACTGGGCCGTTGTCGGCATGATCTTGTTCAGCTCTTCAAGCGCTTTGCGAAGGGCGTCTTCGTCTGCCGCGGTCAGCTTGTCCTTGCCGCCCAGTTCCTCGATTTTCGAGATGAGCGTTTCGACTTCGCCGCGGTGTTCCTCGATTTTTCCCTTTGTGGCCTCAAATTCTATGCCGATATCGCGCGCGTTCTGGATTTCTGTTTCTGCCGCGGCCTCGATCTCGTTGGCCGAGGTGATGAATTCGTCCTTCCAGTCGCTGCTGGCTTTGATCGCGCTGTTTAGGCTGTTAAGGATATTCGTCAGCCCTTCGACAACGGTATCGAACGCCGGTTTGAGCTTATCGCCGATCAGGATTTTGAGGGTTTCGAAGGAGTTGGAAAGCAGCTGCACCTTGGAATCGGTGGTGGAGAAACGCGCCTCGGCTTCCTTGTTCAGCGCGATGTTTTCCTCCCACGCCTTGTTCGCCATCTGCTGCGCCTCGACCAAAACGCCGTCAGAGTTTGCCAGACGCAGCACGGCGTCCGACATGCGGACCTCGGTGATCTCCATGTCGTTGAGGATTTCAACGGCGGATTTGCCGGAGGCTTCGGTGTTGGCAAGGCCGGAAACAAAGTCGTTGAGCGCGCCGACCGCGTCGGTGCCCCACTTCTCGATGAAAGCGTCGGCGGTCATGCCCGCGACGTCGGCGAACTGCTCCATGAGCTTCGCGTTCTCGACGAAGTCTTTCAGCTCGCTGGTGGTCAGGTTCAGCCCCTCGGCCAGATCGCCGAACGCCTTGGAATCATGGCTTTGCAGCATTTCCAGGTCGCGCAGTGACATGCCGGTCTGGTCGATGGCTTCCCGCGCGTCGTCGTAGGTTTTTGTCGCCGTCTCGATCTTTTTCAGCAGCTTCGAGATGGCGGAGCCGCCCGCCTCGGCCTCGATGCCGATGGACGAAAGCGCGGCGGCCACGGCCAGGATGTCCGATTCGGAAAGGCCGACGACGGTACCGGCGCCGGAAAGACGCTGCGCGGTCTCGATGATCTTGCTTTCCGTGGTCGCAAAGTTGTTGCCGAGCTCGACGATGGTGGACCCCAGCCGGTCATAGTCGGAGGAATCCATTCCGGTTACTTTGGCAAACTGCGCCAGCATGGTCGCCGCGGCTTCGGCGGTGACGTCGGTCGCCACGCCGAGCTTTGCCATGACCTCGGAAAATTCGATGATGCTGTCGGTCTCGATGCCGAGCTGGCCTGCCGCTTCCGCGATGCCGGATATCTCCGTGATCGTCATCGGGATTTGATTTGAGAGGTCAACGATTTCGTCGCGCAGGACTTTCAGCTCTTCCGGGGAAGCGTTGACCGTCTTGATAACGCCAGCAAACGCCGATTCAAACGCCCGGGAGGAATCGATCACGGCGTCAAAGGCGTCTTTCAGCATTTTCAGGGCGGAGAGGATCCCGCCCACGGTCAAGAGCTTTTGGAGCTTATCGGTTGCGAGCCCGGCCAGATCAAGTCCGTCTGCGCTCTTGTCCGCCGCGTCGCCGATGTCTTTCAGGTCGTCCGCGTATCCGTCTGCGGATTTCTCCGCGTCGGCCATCGCCTTCGAATTGGCCTCGATCTCGCCATTGAGCTTTTCGATTTCGGTCAGAGTTTTGTTGTATTCAGTGCGAAGCCTGGATTGCTCATTCTGCGCGGTTTGCAGCCCTTTTTGATGGTCTGCATACGTTTTTTTAAGCTTCTCGGTTTCCTGTACAACCTTCTTGACTTCCTCGGAGTTTTCGCCGTACACCTTTGTGTTTTCGGCGATTTTTTCCTTATTGTCGGCGATTTGCTTGGAGAGACTTTCAAGGGCCTCCTTGTGCTTGATGATTTTGTTCGCAAGCGTACCGATTGCGTTTGCCTGCGTAACGAGCTGATCCTTATATGTAATCTGCAACCTTTGGAGAGCTTCGGCTTTGGCCCGATATGCTTCCATACTGGTCGTGTTCTTTGCAAACGCAGCAGAAAGGTACTCTAACTCAGACTTTACTTCTTCTTGGGCGAGTTTGATTTCTCTTAACGCCTGCTTATATTCTTTCTCCCCGGCGATCGCGATTGTCGATTTCATTACGCCGTTTCCCACTATTCGTCCCCCCCTTCGTCGGCAGTATCCGCCTTATGCGGATTGAGTATGCACATGGTATCTAAGATCACGCCAGGCGTGGTATGCAGCACGTCAGCCACAGGCAGATGCAGCCTGTGAGCGATGGCGTACACCGACGCCGCGCTCATCTCGTTTTTTTTTCATGCGCGCGGTCAAATTCGAGCTGGTCGAGGTCTACGCCGTCCGCGTCCGGAACGTCGCGCCCGACGCCGATGCAGATCGCGCTGACGACGGCGTTGTGCATTTCTGTAAGGTCCTTAAAGTTGCAGCAGTCCCGCATCTCATCGACGGTCGGGACAAAGCTGTCCTGTTCGGAAAAATGACGTCGGCAGGCCGCCCCGGCTTCGGCAAGAATCGAAAAGGCGGAGAGGATCACCTCGCGCCCGTCCGCGCTTGCTGCGTTCATCTTCTTCATCAGCTCGGAAGGCTCGCCGAATTTCTCGTTGATGCCGAGCATCGCGCTCATGCTGTAAAACAGCCATACGCTTTTCCCGCAGAAGGTATACTCTACCGCCTTTATCATATTATGCTCCTATGTTGCAAAGATCAGTCGCCGGTGCTGCCGCCCGTGCCGCCGCCCGTGCCGCCGCCCGTGCCGCCGCCCGTGCCGCCGCCCGTGCCGCCGCCCGTGCCGCCGCCCGTGCCGCCGCCCTGAGATACCTGCGCCGGGGCAGCCGAAACATTGAGATACGTATTGATATACGACTTGGCGTCGGCCAGATCGTCGAAGGTCTCGTAGTAGTGCCAGCCGCCGTAGTTCGGGTTGAAGATTTCGAAGTCGAGCGTTTCGCCCGTGAACGCCATGTTCTGGCCCTTCGTGGTGGCGGATACGCCGGACGGCTTGGCCTTGCACTTCGGGTAGTAGTGCGCCTCGTATTTCTTCTCGGCGGAGATCATCTTCGAGACCACAAAGCCGAATCCGAAGTAAGGCGCCTCGTCGGTGTCCGACTGCTTCACTTCGCCGGTCTCTGCGTCTATGTCTGCGCCGTTCAGCGCGCCGCGGGTGGCGTTGGAAATGTCGTCGCATTCGATGGAGCCGGAGCCGGAAATGAATTCGGTCGCGGATTCCGCCGTGCTGTCGTCTGCGTAGTATTTTGCCTCGGGAAGGTCAAGCGTGATGTTGACGCTCGCCAGCTTCCCCATTACCGCGCCGGTGCCGTAAGTCGGAAGGGCGCTGGTCGGCTCGTCGCCGTCGAAAACGGCGTAAACGGGATATCGGGTTCCGTACTTTGCCATATGTTAAACCCCCATTTAACTGTATTTTTGATTATACTTTTCCCAGATGCGCTCCATCTCGGCAAGAGCCTCCGGGTCGGAATCGTTTCGCGTCCATTCGACCCAGTGATCGGCAAGGACGTGCGTCTTCCCGCGTACCACGGTGCCGTAGTTCAGATAAAACGCCTTCTGCGCGTTGGTAACCGTCTGCGTCCTGCCGCCCCGCAGTTTTCGCGTGATCGACCGGCGCGGATAAATTTGTACAGAACGGTAAGCGTCGGTTTTGCGTTTTCCGTCCGCCGCTTCGATGTTTTTGTACATGTCGCCCTTGCTGCTGGATTTCTGCAAGTAGTGTCCGAATCCGACGGTATGCTGCCGCCACGATTCTTCAACGAGGCGTCCGGCCGTGCGGAGCATCTGTTTCAGCACATCGTCGAGCGTCCGCACACGGTCGTCGACATTCAGGCTGACGTTGTCTACTTCAAGTTTCAGCGTCGCCATAGATGCCCTCCGGATCGACAAGAAGCGTGACTGTCCAGACGTACTGCGTCCGCTTGATATCCCGTATCCATTCGATGCTGTTGAGCCGGTACGGGATGCACGCCGACGAAAGCGCGCTCTGGATCAGGTTTACATTGGTGTCGTATTCGTCCGGCGTGACGTAGAAGACCGAAACAAGGATCGATTGCTGTACCTTCTCGTCGTCTCCGGCGTATTCGTCGGATTCGCGCGTTTCCGAAAAGACGATGTACGGGTCCGCCTTCACATCGGAATCGAAATGACAGACCTTGATGCCGGTCGATACCAGCAGGTCGCGGAAATCCTGTATCGTCATACTTCGTCGATCCTCTCCAAAGACAGGTCCATCGTTTCCGGATATTCGCCCGCTGTATTCTGTATCTGACGTATCTGGTATAAGTCAGCCCCAATTACCACTACGTCCAGGCGGGACACGGCGGGATTGAAAAGCGTCACGATGATCTTGTCTATCTGTATGTCTTCGTTCAGCGCGGCGTAATACCGCGTCATGCCGACCTTTTTCTCGCGGAAGCGCAGCGAACAGCGCAGCGTCCCGTTGGTCACGACCCCGTCAGAAATCACGGGATAATCGGGAAGGCCGCCGTCGCCCCCGGACAGGGACCGCGCGTAAATGTCGGCCACCCCGTCCGGGAAACACTGTGCTTTACGGTGAATGCTCTTCGGTCTCCCCATCAGACCCTCCTGCGACGTTAATGTCGCGCAGCATCATAAGCTCGGGAATAAACGCCTCGACGTACTCGTCAATGGCGTTTTCCCGTGCGAACCGGCAGTAGTCAAACAGGAGCGCCCGGGCAAGGCCCTCGACGGTGTAATCCTGTTCGGCCCCGGCGATATGATCCAGATAAGCTTTTCCGCGAGCGATGATGCCGGTCAGCTTCGTATCTGTTCCCGCGTCCGTCCAGGTTATGTCAAGGTAGTTTTTGACCGCCGCGAGAAGGGCGGCTTCTGTCGCTGCTGCCATAATAGGTTATCAGGCGCTCGCCGCAGTCGTGACAGTACCGTCTACCACGACGTGCTGGACGGTCGGGATCAGGTTTTCGATGTCGCAGACGATGAAGTCGTTGGCATCGAGGGCGCGCCCGTTGCCGTACAGGTAGATCAGGTACACGCGCTCACGCTCGAGAAACTTATAGTGATCGCTGAATTCGATGTTGCCGCCTTCGCCGGTTCCGAGCCCCATGAAATAGCGCTTCGGCATCCCGAAGATCGCCTTGTTGGAAGGAACGGCGGGAGAAGTGATCACCTTGCACGGGTAGGGAAGGACGTCGCTGCGGTAGGTGCCGTCAGCCGTGCGCACGGTAGAGCCGGAGAAGACCTTGGTGTAGTAATCCGAAGGATTCACGACCATGATAAGGTCGGTGACGGCGCGCACCTTTCCGTTGCTGTTGATCGACAGCGTGTTCAGGATGGTCCCGAAAGCGGCGGGATCGAGTTCGGTCAGATTGGCGGTATCGCTCTTGCGCGGATAGACGCCATCTACGGCGTTCGAGAGCTGACGGCCCATGCCGATCGGTTTGTTCTTGCCGTCGCCGTCCACGATGGCAGCTTCGAGCGCGGTAGCAACCGCTTCCAGGAGTACTTCGCGGACATAGCGGTCAAGCCACTCCGGGCCGAGTTCCAGCATGTATTTTGCGACGGGCATATATGCCGTGAGCTGCGCCGCCGTCAGGTTGATCTGCACGAAGGACGCGCCGAGCTCGTCGGAAACGGTGGTGCCGAGGGGATCCCAGTCAGCCGTGCCGGACGTGGTGCTCTTGATGATCTTGGTCAGCGCGCCGGTGTTCTGGAAGTCGATCAGGCCGAGAAGCGGATGCGCCTCGCGGATGTCTTCAAACAACTTCTCGACAATGGTGTCCGGGAGAATATAGTTCCCGTTAGAGATAGCCTGACGCGGATCAGGAGCGCGCATGGCCTGAATCAGCTTCTGGTAGAATTCGTTTTCTTTGCCGGTAAGCTGGCGCACGCCGCGCTGCGCGAGAATAGCGACGTCCTGATTGGCTTTGAACTCCTCGAAGTCGGCGCGGATGCCCGCTTCAATGTCGTTCGCCAGGTCGGCGAACGCCGCCATATAGGCGTCTCTGTCGTCATTCTTGATGGAATCGCTCATGCGCTGCAAGATCGCAGCGCGCGTCTCGGTGAGGGTGTCGAGATTTACCATTATCATTTTCCTTTCTGTGCTTTATTTCGAAAAGAAGCGCATCATGGTGTTGACGGGCTTCTCGTCCGGCTTGGGTGCTTCTGCGGGCGCGTCGGTGATGTGCCCGTCTTCGGTAACGCGCCAATGCGGGATGTATGCCTGGCTTATTTTCTCTCCCGTGTCGGGCGCTGAGATTTCGTCGCACAGGCCCAGTTCAAGCGCCTGCGTCGGGCTGATCCACGATTCATGATCCATCAGTTCGCGGATTCTTTCTTCGCTGACGGTTGCCCGCGACATATAGGCTGCGACGGACGCATTCGTGATGATGTCGAGATCGTCGGCCTGCTTTCGCAGCTCGGCGGAATTCCCGGCAGTGTGCATCCAGGCATTGTGGATCATCAGCAGGGACGCCGGTCTCATGATGCGCCGTTTCCCGGCCATGAAGACCACGGAGGCAATGCTGGCCGCAAAGCCGTTGCATACCGTTTCGCAGTTTTCAAAGGCGGCAAGCTCGTTGTAGATCGCCAGGCCCTCGGCGACTTCTCCGCCGTAGCTGTTGATATGCACGGAGACTTTGTTCACGCCGTTTCTGCGAAGCTCGGAAAGCTGCCGCGAAAGCGTATAGGACGAAACGTCCGAATCAAAAAATTCCCACGAGGTAATGTCGCCGAAAATGTACAGCGTCGCGGCGTCGTCCTGCGATGCGAGCTGGAAGTATTTATTCACTCTGTTTTTCACCTCCGTTCACAAACGATCCGGCGGACGCATTGTTGAGCGTGATATAATGGCTGTCCGCCCATTTTTCGCCGATCGGGAGTTCCCGGATCATGCGCTCTATATCGTTGACAGACACGATGCCGCTGCCGACAAGCGAGGAAAGATGTGACCCTTCCTCGACCAGCTCGACGTGCTTGATCTGTCTGGTATCCACGCGAAGGAAATTGCCTTTCATCACCGCGTTTTCGCCATAGCGTTTGCGTGAAATCTCCGCGGAAAGCTGCTCGCAGAGCGGAACGAAACGCGACGTCAGGAAGAAGTTCAAGGCCGGTTCGACGTCGGTGTTGCTTCCGTTGATAAGCTGAGGCGGGACGCCGTATGCCCTGCCTACGATATCGCAGGCGTCGTCTATCAGGTTCCGGATGTCGCGCGTCGTTTCCGCAGCATAGCTTTTTTCAGCGAGGTTGTTGAACTTCATCCCCTTATATAGAGGGAGCACGCTGTTGTCGGCTTCCGCGAACTTGCGGAATTCGCCGTTTTTGATTTCCGCGAGGTTGTCCTGGAATGTCTTTGTTCCAGCCTGAAGCGTATCGAGTTCAAGGGTGCCCCTGATCCCGCGGGATTTTGTATACCCGGAGATGGCAGACTTTACGATCTTTACGTAAGTGTCGCGTATCTGGTCAAGGCTGATCCTCGGCCCGTCAGGGCCGGTAAGATACCCGCCGCTGTTGAAAAGGTGGATCACGTCGCGCTCATGGAATACTTTGTTCGAAGAGAGCTCGCCGATCTGCACCTGCGTATAAACGCGGTCGTCGATCACGTCATTGCTCGAGGTCCACGAATCCGCGGGGTAAAGCCGATTTCCGATTTCGACGATGATTTCCTCGCCGCGCGTAAACAGGTTGTCGAACACGCGGTACCAGAAACCGGCAGGCGTAAGATTGGACGAAATGGCGTGATTCCAGCGGTACCATTCGCGCCCGCGGTGCTCCTTGAAGTTCTGGAACGTGCGGAATTCGCGCGCCGCGACCATTCCGGACACAAGCGTCACGACGCTTCTGTACGCATCGTCAAAGGCAGCCGTCGCACATTCGAGCGCGTTGTCCCATGTGAGCGCATCATTATTTCGTTTTACGTCCTGCCCGAAAAGAGCGGCCAGCCATTCAAACGCCATTCTTTTTAATCCTCACCATGAAAACGCCCGCAGCGCGGGGAGTTCACCAAAAGCCTCCGGTATATTTTCTTCGAGTACCATTGACGCGACCAGCGCCATAAACGGGTCGGTCTTGCGGCTTTTGGCCTCGATCTTGCCGTAATAAAAATTCCCCGTGTCGGTACCGTCTTCCCGTCCCTTGCGCAGCAGCTTCGTGTTGTTCGTCCCCCAGCGCAGGCACGGATTGTCTCCCCAGGTAAAAAGCTGATTTGTGAAGCAAGAATCAATGACCGGCTGCACCTTCATGATATCGGAGGGCCGGATCAGCTTTAAGTTCCCGGCGTCGATTGAAAAGCCCGCGTCAAACAGGGCGCGCTTTACAACAGCAAAACGAAAGTTATCCAGCGCAAGTCCGACGATGTTGTACCGCGTCGCCGCTTCACTGAGATAGCAGGCGATCAGGTCGGGAGATATCTCCGCTTCGTCAACGAGCGTAAGAATGCCGTTCGCCGACCATTCGTCCAGCGGAGCCTTGACGCGCCCGTCAACGATATCCTGCGACCGTCTTGACGCCCAGGTATGGTTGATGTCGTAGCGCATCCCTTCCGCGCCCATGAAATGAAGATTCACCGAGCAGAAGTCCCGCAGGGAAGCATAGTCGATCCCGGCGGAGCAGGAGCAGCCTTCCAGGTCCGGGAGCGGCCTGTTCGTCGCCTTGACGTTGTCATAATCGGTCACGCGGAATTCGTTCGATGACGGCGGAATGTTGAACCGCTTCGCCATAAACGCCGGGAGCCGCGACGGGGACCGCACCCATTCGGCATATTCCTTTTCGATTTCGAGCCGAAGAGAGGGAAGATAGCGCAGCCCCGGAACCGCCTTTTCCCACATCGCCGGATCGTGTACTTCCGCTTCCGCGTCCAGCTTGCAGATAAAAGGCAAGAAGCCGCCGTCTTCTTCGCCGCCGAAAAGGATTTCGTGGGCGCGCTCCTTCATATCGTCGAGCGGGCCTTCCCGGACGTCGCCGTCCGTCGTGAAATAGCTGCGACGAGGCTGAGGCTTTTTCCCCAATCCCGTAGTGAATACGTTGATATTTTTATAATCCTCGTATTGGTGCAGCTCGTTGAAGATCACGACGCCGGAGCGCAGGCCGTCTTTACCCTTCGGGTTATTCGTTCGGCCTTTGATCGTGGAGCCTGTTTGCAGGCTTCGCACGGCCTCCTTGTTCCAGGCGAAGAAGCGTTTCAGCTTCACGCGGTTCTCCGGCCGGTCGAAGGCGTCGATGATATCCCGCACGGGACGCATCGCCTGTTCCTCGTTGACGGCGCAGATATCGACGTCGTATGCCGGAATCCCGTTATAAGCAGAGGAGAGGCAGACGGCCTCGACGGCAATTGTTCCGTCCTTGCCCGCCCCGCGCCCTTGCAGACACAACAAATCAGGCCAGCGCGGTTGTTTAACATTACGCTCGTTTGTATATGTACACAGGTGCAGCGCGAACAAAAACTTTTGCCATTCGAAAAGCTCGAATCCGAAATATTTTGCGATCCCGAGATAATGGTTGAGCTGTTCCTCGTCGGTGACGATTTCCTCGTCCTCGAACGCGCGTTTCACAAGCCGGATCAGCGCGTGCTGCTCTTGGCAGGCTTGAAGCTCCCCGCTCTCTATCATCCCGATATATCGGTTAATATGTTCGTTCACGTCTGCCCCCAGTCTGCATCATATCACAATACATGTGTCAGTTATCACCATCTTTTTCGAATTACAGCGCATCATCCCCCATCATGGCGTCTTCGTCCGGTTTGATTTTCAGATATTCAAGCAGCTTGACCATTTGCGCGTTGACTTTGACAAGCTCGCTGACCGAATCATTTTTTACATACGTCTTCCGGTTGTCTCCGAAAACCTTCTCGACGACAGCGCCGCGCTCTTTAATGTCCTCCTCCAATTGGTTCTTCACGCGGACCAGCTCGATATAATCATCGATCAGGTCATAAAAGTGGGCGGCAGCATTCCCGCGCCGCTCGATCTGGTACATCAGCGATTCGCGGATCGCTTTTAAGGTTTGTTTCTTCACGGGTACTCCTTTCGTCAAAAAATCTCACGCGAGGGCGAAAAATCTCTTCTGTCGGGGACACGCCCGAGTGAAAGGGGAAAATTTAATTTCCGGTTTTTGGAACCGGGGGGCAGCCTCTGCCATCTCACCGGCGGAGCCTGGCAGGACGCACGAAGGATCGAGCCGGCAGCGCGGCGGACCTTTGTGCATCTGGCCGACCCGCCCGAACCGGCTGCGGGGCGTGCAGCCTGGCGGCGATCAGACCGGCGCGCCGACGTGCAGCGCAGCACAGCAGGACGGCGGCAACCAGGCAACCCGGCCGCGCTGGCCGCGTGCATTGTTAATACGCAATGCGTGATTTGTTTACAAAAAGTACATTGATTTATTGCTACGCAACGCGTATAATATATGCAAATCAAGCCCACAGGGCGATAAAAAATGGAGGAACAAAAAATGAAAAAAGTAAAAATCGGAGCCCTTTGCAAGGTCATCGACGCAATCCGCGATACGAAGCGCGAACAGGCCGTCGAGGTGTACGACGGACGCACGCCGCGCGCAGATAGAAACCGAACTGGGGGAACTGGTAGCGCAGCGTGACGAGCTGGCCGCGCCGATTAAGGAAGCAATCGCAGAGGCCGAAGGGCGGGCCACGGAGCGAACGATCACGGTTTCCGACATCCTCGGACGGCTGGATAGCATACAGGATCATATAGGCATCGCAAAAACGCGCATGAAGGGAATCACCGTCACCGTGTGCGACGGCGCCCAGAGCTTCCCGAACGCTTACTATAAAGCGGGAGCGCCGATGGCTACGTACTTTACGGCAGAGCATAACGGTAAAGAGTGGGTGATCACCGACATATACCGTACATACTGCCGCGGGACCGTCGCACAAATCGCGCTGACGGATGACGCAAAGGCGGCGATAATCGCCAGCAAAGAAAGATACTGCTAAGCGCAGACGGGCACGGGGGCGCCCCCCGTGTTAATGCGGCATCCCGGTCCGAAGCCCGGGCGAACGCAAACGACAAGCGGCCAGAGCCGCGGAAAGAGGAGAAGCATGACTAACAAAGAAGTAGCCCAGAAGATCGTTGACAGGATCGTCGACATGATCGACAAGAACGGCGCGCTGCCGTGGGTAAAGCCGTGGAACCGCAAACCGACCACGATCACCATCAAGGACGGCGTGAAGACCGTCACAGTATATCCGGGCGCATGGAACCGCCAGGGCGTTCCCTACAAGGGAGCCAACACTTACCTCCCGGAGGGCGAGTATATCACCTTTACACAGTGCAAGGCCGAAGGTGGCAGCGTTAAAAAGGGCGCGCACGGCTTCCCCGTGATATACTGGAACTTTTACAAAAAAGAGGAGACCGACCCGGACACCGGCGAGAAAAAAGAAACAGAAATCCCGCTTTTGAAGTACTATACCGTCTTCCGCGTCGACGACTGCGAAGGAATCGAGCAGAAGCACCACCCCGAGCCGCAGACGATCACCGTCCAGACGATCCGCGAAATCCCCGTCGAAATCGACCTGAACCCCGCCGCCGAGGCGATCGTGGCCGACTACGCGAGCAGGGCGGGCGGCGTTTTTGAGATCAGGCGCCGCGAGATATCCCAAAGGGCTTTTTACAGTCCATCCGAAGACTATGTACAGGTCCCGGCGCGTGCCCAGTATGACGCCGAAGCCGAGTACTACAGCACACTTTTTCATGAGCTCGCCCACAGCACCGGCCACAAGAGCCGTCTGAACCGCTTCTCGGGAAGCGGAGCGGCCGCGGCCTTTGGCAGTCAGGAGTACAGCCGCGAGGAGCTTGTCGCAGAGATCACCGCGGCGGGAATCCTGAACGCGCTGGGAATGGAGACCGACGGCAGCTTCCGGAACTCCGCTGCTTATGTAAAATCGTGGGTGTCACATATAAAGGCCGATCCGCTTATGTATGTTACAGCGGCGAGCAGAGCGCAAGCCGCCTTTGACATGATCACCGGCGCCGCCGAAGGCGCCGAGGAAGGAGGCGAGGAGGCATGAGGATCAATGGATCGGTTTTTACGGTAGTCGTAAAGGGCGGAAATCCCTATATCATGTGGGAGCATGAGCACCGGGAAACGCGATTTTTGCGGATATGGTGCGCAAAAAGCGATACCCCCTATGTAAAATATGGCGGGAGCTACTGCGGGAAAACGTACTTGACGCCGGAGATGATCGAAGACCTGAGGAAGCTAATGCAGTAACCCCCACAGGCCGCCCGCGCGGGCGGCCTTTTCGCGCGCTGTGCGTTCCATCCGGCGATCCGTCGATGGGATACCGGCGGCAGCTTTGGCCGCGATCCAGGACAGCAGCACGCCAGGCGGCGAAGACGGCCGAAGCCGTGCCACGGTCAAGGCTTTTACCGGTCAGCCGCCGACGCTTTCGCGCATCACCGCGGCACTGCATCACCGCGAGAAAGTGCCCGGGCATGGTTTTGGGAGCCGATTCCCGCGCGCGGCGTCTTATACCCTCATGCGTGATTTTCGGCTCGGCTTGGCTCGGCTCGTTTTTCGGAAAACTTATTTCAGATTTTGATCTTCTTCGGATTTTGACGCTTTTATAGTGTCGCACAGAGCATCAAGATCGCAGGACAGTTTTTTGACGCGGCATGATAAATCGACAAGAGATTTTGAAGCATCTTGCAAATTTCTTGATATATCCCCTGTTAATTTTCGAGAATACCATTCTCGAAGCGGTACAACACGCGCATTTCCGCCGGACAATTCGACGATCTGAAATCTCAGCATATTAAGCTGCCCCACCGCAGGATCATTTACAAGCGATTCGATACTATCAAACAAAAGCGCCGGGTGAGCCTCGTCGCATAAGATGACATGCGGGGGCGTATAGCAAAAGCACACTCCGCTGAAATACCGCCCGTCTTTCTTCCGCCGGATCGCATACCGCACGACCGGCGCGCCGTTTGTCTCATTTCCGCTCATTTCTGTCCTCCTTTTTTATCTGAAAAAGCAGCTCGTCCGCCAGGAACATCAAACACGCTATATCAAGCGGGATCAGCCATATCAACGACGGGGCAATGACTTTTTGCAGCAAAAAATCCAAAAGCATTGTTTATATCACCTCTTTGTTTTTCGGGAAAATGCGGGAGAGCGATTTTCAAAAAATCGCCTGGATTAAATCGTCATTTTGCGAGGGGGGGGGTATTTTTTCAAAAATCCTATTGACAGACTACGCATTGCGGTGTATAATGGTATCATAAAACAGCGGCACAGCCGCAGGAGGAAAAAACATGAATTACATTACGCTGAAATCTCTGCTTGCCTCGGCGCACGATTGTCAAACGCTCGAACAGTTTATCGAGGAAGAGGGAGGAGCATACCCCGATCAAAACGCATTCGACGACGGCACACTTGAACAGCGCCTCGCGCTGATCTGGACGGTCAGAAACGGCGTGACGATGAAGGAAATTATTGAGATGTACGGGGGAGCGGCAGAATTCTCGCGCCGTTTCGGGATCGCATACAATACCGCAAACGGATGGAGCACGTCAAGCTCCGCCAATTCGCGCAGCGCGCCGGAGTATGTGACGCTGCTGTTTCTGTCCGACTACCTTTCGGACGACGGGAATTTTTGAGGGGAGGGAAAGCTTTCGGCGCGCTTTAACTCAATCCCACCGTTCCGCCGTGATCGGTGGTTCTTTCGGCGCGCCAGCGCGCAGCCTCTCGGGGTGGCATACCGTCTCATGGCAGTCCCGGCAGACGCTCACGAGCTGCCGATGTTCCTGCCCGCGCTCGTCTGTGTAGGTATCGGATAACGCCAGGTCCGGGCGATCCTCCAGATGCAGCACATGATGGACGAGCACCGCCCGGGAATACCGCCCGCGCGCCTTGCAGTAGACGCATTCGAAACGGTCTTGGTCAAGAATTTTCTGCCTTTTTGCGTGCCATAACGGCGTGTCGTAAAAGGGGTTATGCTTCCATTCGCTCATGTAATTCCCCATCATCCATGGTGCGCACAGGCTTTCGCGCGGCAGCGCGGCACCGCATCACCGCGGAGAAGTGCCCGGGTATGGTTCGGCGGATAAAGTTTACCGCGCGCGGTAATAAAGCCTCATGCGTGTTTTTTGGCTCGAATGATTTTCAGTTTTTTCTGCACGTTTTTTTTCTCGCGGATTTGATCCGCGTTTTTTTATTGCTCTGCGCCGCAAAATCGCCGTTCGCATCCGGGAAAGGCCGACGCCGGTCAGACGTCGCCGCCGCGGTCCTCGTCCCACGAGGAGTAAAACCGCGCCCGGATGCGGTACAGCGTCGTTTCGGAGACGTTGTACTTCATCGAGATCGACACGATCGACTTGGGCGTACACATCACGTCGAAGAGGGCGGAGGCATATTCCCCGCCCACGTCGGCGCAGAGACGGTCGATCTTTTCGCGCGTGCTTTCGTCGGCCTTATCGTAGTTCAGGCAGGAAAACCGGATCAGTCCCTGCCGGATATATGGCAGCTTCACGCCGCGCAGTTTTCGGAAACAGGCGATATCCGGTTCACCTCCTGCTCATCGGCCAGACGCCGCGCATGTTCACTGCCGCCTGCCGCGGTCATGGTACATCAGGACGACCAGGAACACCACGAACAGCGCGGCGGCCAGCGCGGCGAAAACGTATGTCGGTATATCCAGGATTTCCATGCAGGCCAGCACGACCACGGCGAGCGAGACCAGCAGGAAAGTCCATAGGATGAGCTGCGAGATGTTTTTCATAAAAAACCTCCGCATTAAATCTCGTTTTTGCGAGGGGGGTATATATGCGGGTATCTTGGGTCATCAATGACATGACTCACGCTGGACACCATCTTCCCGTTCTTCCTGTTTCGTATAAAGTACATTTTGCCATCTTTACCTTTCCATTCTCCATGTTTCATCCACATTAACAAGGCCTTTGTTTGGGAAGAGCCATTTATCAAGCGCCATAAAGCATTCGTTGCACAGGTCAATGTCACGCGGTACCCCGTAAGGCCGTGTGAGGCGTATTTTATAGTTCGCTTCGGGATCTAAGATCGGTTGGTTGTCTCTATACATACACCCCGTTTCATTATTTGTGATAGTTCGACCGCATCGGTCACATTTGTAAAGTGTCATTTTTCCCTCCTATACGCCGCACCAAATGGGGGGTATTTGTTGCGGCATTGCCCGCATTGTCCCCGTTAAATCCCGCATGCATACACCCGCACCTCATATGGTAATCGCCTTTACCGTCATAATTTCATGGTTCTCAACACAGCTGTATGGTTGCGGCGGGTCGATAAGAAAGTAGGCTCTCTCTGCCTCTTCCCGCGTGTCATAGTACTTGGCTTTTGTGTAATCATCACAGTACTCGACGTCAACGGTAAAATAGCCAGGATACTGCGGAAGATACCGGCGCTGCGCGTCGACCACAAATTTCCCGGTCTCTTTGTTGCGAATGATATATCTGTATTTCATTCGTCATTCTCCCAGGCCAGCACCTGCCCGCACCTGCACCGCGTGACCGGCCCGAAGTAGGACGTCCTTTCACACACTGCGCCGCAGGTATATACGCTGTATGTCTTCGGCAGCCTGCTCTTGTGTTCGTACAATACCTCGCCGCAGCGCGGGCAGAGGACCTTTTCGCCGTATTCCGGCGCGTTCTCGTGCATGGGCTTAACGATCGGTTTTGCGGGGATGCGCATATTCACAGAATCGATAGCAACAACAACATGCCTTAGGTCGTCGTTTTGCGTTGAAAGCAGTGTTCTCACATTTTGAAGAAATTCAGCGGAAATTCTCAGCTCGTCGATTGACGGCTCACGCATTATGTCACCTCCTCAGTTTATCCAGATTCTCTTTATCCTGCCTCAAACACGATAACAGCTTCGCAAACCTCAAATATTCCGCGCCCTCCGTCAAGCATATCGGCTTCTCTTTTGGCATCGAATTTGTTATTATATAACCTCGGAGGAGTAGAATCATCGGCAGGTACAATTTTGTAACCGGCATATTTTAATCCGTGCTCATGTTCAAAATTCGACACGATCTCGCCGGACACCCTATTTTTAATAAAAAAATACTTAAACTCAATCGTGTCCATCCCGCACCTCCCGAAGCTCGACCCGCACCTTCTCATACTGTTCCGGATCGATCTTCATGACCGAGCACGCCGCGTCGAACTTGTGCTCGGTAAACAGCTTCGGCGGGCGGTAGTCGTCCGCATCGATCGGCGCGGGCACCTTCTCGCCGTAGTCGACCTTCGAAAGCAGCGCGCCGGTTGTCCTGTTGCGTAAAACATAGCATCTCATATATTCACCCCATTTTAACTTGCTTGTAACTTGCTTGTAACTTGCTTGTAGCTTGCTCATTCTTTGCAAGCGTAAACCTTCACCGTCCGCGGGACGCAGCCGCGCACAAGGTTGACGAAACGCGCCTCGTCGGACGACATAAGCGACATATGGATCAGGTAGATTTCCCGGCAAAGGCTCATGTCGCACGCGGACAGCCAGCCGCGCAGGAGCTGCACGTCCATATGCGTCCGCATGATGCGTCGTTTCAGCTTTTCAGGCAGCCGGTTTTTGTGCATCAGCGCGCGTTCGAAATTTGCCTCGACCGCCATGATCCCGCATTTGGCGCGGACGGGTATGCTCACCGTGTCCGTCGCGAACAGCAGCTTGTCGCCGTCAGACGCGCGCACGAGGAAGCCCAGCGGTTCCGCGGCGTCGTGCATCGTCCTGAACGGCAGCACCGTAAAGCCGCCAATGCGCGTTTGTTTCCCTGCTTCCAGCACATGCGCCGAGATATCCAGCGTTTCGGTTGTGCCGCGGGAGGCATATACCGGGATATTGCACTTGATAAGGTCTCCGGCGGCGCGGGAATGGTCGAGGTGCTCGTGAGAGATGAGCGCCCCGACCGCCCGGCCGAGATCGAAGTCAAACGCCGTTTTGATTTGCTTGACTGGGATCCCGGCCTCGATGATCAGCTTCTCGCCGGTCGCGCCGTCCGTGACGATATAGCAGTTTCCTTTACTGCTCGATGCCAGGGATCGGAATTGGATCATATAAACCTCGTTTTCCAGGCCCGGGCCTGTTCTTCCGTCAGGCCGGTAAAGTCCTCGCCGGAGACGCCGCACACGATAAAGGTCCCGCAGATGATGTCAACGATTTTCCCGTCTGCGTTTCGCAGCGGGCGGTTTGGGATCAGGTCATCGCGGTATTTGCCTTCCTCGTTGCAGATCATCACCACGCCTTCAGAAAGCGTCACTGCCTCGATATAGCCGTCGACGATCTTTTGCAGCTCGGTCAGGTCGTTCTTGATTTCCGCCTCGCGCGGATACCGTGTCGGCTCGAAGATAAGTACTTTCATGCCGTCACCTCAAAACGGGACGTTCGGCGTCTCGGCCTTCTTCGCCTCGCCCGCCTGCTCGTCTTCCTGCTCGTCCGTGATGTCGATGTTCTCCACGCCCTGCGGCAGGCGCTGCTGGTACTCCGCGCTGTTTTTGATTCTGTTCCGCATCCACTCGGGGAGCTTTCCGAATACCTCTTCGTCCCACTCAGAAATGTCAAAGTAGATCTGTTCGCTTTCCGCCTCCGGCACCGTGATCGACTTCGGAACAGACGTGATCGCCGTGATGCGGTTGAAAGTAGAATCGTTTTTCTCCTTGATCCCGACCGTCAGCATGGCCGGTCGGTTCAGAAGCAGCGCGAGATCAAATCCGTTCCCCGCCTCCGCGTCGGTGAGATCACGGTTGAACCAGGTCTGGATCGTTTTGTACAGCAGGCTTTTGTCTGACAGCGAGAGCGTGAACTCATTTGACAGCCAGCGAGGCTTCTGCTCTCCATCCACGTCAACCTTTTCGCCGATCACTTCGAAGATCAGCAGCACCTTGTGCTGCCACTTATTAAATTTTTCGGACCTTTGCTCCCCCAGATCGACGACGCCGATGCACCGTGCCGTGTAGGTATCCGCGGCCAGCGGCGGCACGCTGCTTTTTGCAGTTTTCTTTGCTATAATTGACATATCATTGCTCCTTTTCCTTTTTTTCTTTTTTGTCCTTGCGTTTTTTCTTCGGATGTTTCTGGCTCTTCTTCGGCTGTTTCGGTTTTATTCCTTTCGTCGGTCAAACACGCGATATAGTCGATTGATACGCCATAATAATTTGCCATTCTGTATGCGGTTTCGATGTCGGGGCAGGTTTTCCCCCCCCGCTCATACGCATATAAGCAATATGCTCCTACGCCGATAATGGGGGCGGCCTTAATTGCAGATACTCCTTTTTCTTCACGCAGTTCCCGAAGACGCTTTCCGACTTCCAGCGAATACTCGTTCATGCCTTCCACCCGCTTTCCGTTTTTGCTTGCAGAAACTTATTCTTTTCCACGCAAAGGCGGATCATCTGGCACGGGACATGAAGCAGATTCGTCACAGTCTCCGCGTTGTCCACGAAGACCGGCGCGGAGATTCCGTATTTTTTAGAAAAGGCGTTGATGATATCAAGCCCCGCGTTCACCTTCGCCGCGCTGTTCAGGTTTTTGTTGTAGCCGATCCCGTCCACCGTCGCCTCGCAGCAGTATCGCATCCCGCCGTTTTTCTGCTTCTCGAAAAGCCTGAACTTGACGAATTCGAACAGCGCGTTCACGCCCTCTTCGGCTTTCTCGGCTTTATAAACGGTGAATTCGTCGGCCAGGAAGAGCAGCCTGTCGTACTGATCGACGATCCCGGTCTTTTCCTGCAGCTCGTCCTCGAGCTGACGCACGCGCTCTACGACCGTCCTTTCCCGCTCGATATCGCCGAGGATGCGGTTGATCTCCGCCACGCGGTCCCGCTTTTCGCCGATTTCCCGGTCGATGTCAGAGATGATCTTGTTATGGCATACGCGCTCGAATCGTTCTTTTTCCTCGGCCGCGTCGTGTTTTGCCGTCAGAGCCTGCAGCTTTTCCGCGTATCCGTCCATATCAGACGGCTCGAACGGCTTGATCGCGAACAGCTTCTCGCTCACCTCCGCGGCCTCCTTCAATGCCTCGTCGCGCCGTTTGAATTCCTCGAGAAGTTCGGCTTTGGCGGTATCATACTTTTCTTTCAGCGCCTTTCCTTCTTCGGCCATTCCTGCCAGCCGCTCGTTCTTTTCTTCCTCGAAGTGTTGGCGGGCGCTCTGGATCGTGCTTTCGTCGTACTTTCGGCCGCAGCGCGGGCAGATATCCTCGCCGGAATAAACGTCCTCCTGCACCTCTTCGTAGCGTTTGCGCAGGTGATCCAGCAGATCGGAGAGCCTTTTCACCTCTTTTTTGCATCTGTCCGCGGCATCCTTCGCGTTCATGGCGCGCCGGTCGGCCTCGCGCTCGTCGTTACGCAGTCTGGAAATGTTGCTCGCCACGTCGTATATGCCGCGCTGCTCCCGGATATAGGTCTCATTCTCGACGTGCAGCGCGCGCAGTTCTGCTTCTGTTTCCCGCATCTCGGCCATGATCCCGGCCAGATTGACGTTGCTCATCTCGGACGCGCGATTCTCCATAAGCTGGTCTATGCTCGCGTTCAGCGACTTTTTCTCCGCGTCGAGCGCGGCCTTCTGCGGCAGTTTGTCGCGTTCGGACAGATAGCGCTTGCTTTCGCCGATCATGGCGGGCAGTTTCTCCACGGCCTCCATGGCGCGCTTGCGGTCGCGCTTGATCATATCCACCGCCGCGTCGAAGTCGGAGCCGGTTTTCATCATCAGCTCGCGCAGCTCGCCGAATTTCCCGCCCGCGTCCGCCATGATATCCGCGTCGTCTCCCATTTCCAGCATGTCAAACAGCATGACGCGCTGCTGCGTCCACTCGAGATTCGGGAAGCGGAAGACGCCGGAAAGGATGCGCAGCATATCGAGATCGCATATCTCGCTCACGCGCTCGTTGTAGTCCTTCATCGTGCAGGGGACGCCGTTGATCTCATACTCGTTTGTATTCCCCTGATACGTCAGCTCAGACCGGCCGCGCACGCGGACCCATTTCTGCAGATTGCGTTTCAGGAGCCGCAGCTCGTCGCCGTAGACCTCGAAGACGCCTTCCACCTCTGTCACGGCGTCTCGGTCTGCCACTGTCCCGTCGCCTCTGCGCGGCTCGATGGCAAACGCCGTGTTGTCGCGCGAATCGCAGCCGAACAGCAGCCAGCAGTAGGCGTCATAGACCGATGTTTTCCCGGTCCCGTTGTCGCCGACGATATCGGCGTCCTTCCCGCCCGGCAAGAAGTCGAACGAGAGCAGCCCCTTAAAGTCTCGGATTTTGAGCTCCAGCAGTCGGAATTCCATTTTTTTCTCCTCCCTTTTTGACGGTCTTGATGGAAATGCAATTGTGATCCTGCGTCAGGATAATGCCGCCTTCCGCCAGCTCATCCCGCATTTTCCGATTCATCATTTCCATGTTCTGCATGTTTTTTTCGATTCCATAATAGCTTTCCTCGTCGTAGCCGGTGATGATCTCCGAGAAGCCGTTCAGCGCGCGGTTCATCCGCTCGTAGCCGAAGCCGAAGCAATCGCGCAGCGTGAGCAGCATCGCGGAGATAAAGCGTTCCACGACCGCGTCGCGGTATCGCTGCTCGAAGCCGATCACGATTCGCTCCACGTCCTTTTTATAGGCGGCGGGAATGCTATCATAAGTCAAACGTGCTTTCATACTCTTGACAAAAACAGGGAGGGCGTGATATAATCACACTGTCCATGTTTTTCATGATTACTCCTTTCTCTTATTCTCGGTTCTGTTCATGTGGGTTTCCTCCGGAAGGCCGCTCGCGGTATCACCTCGCCGCGGGCGGCTTTTCTTATGCCGTATCCACGGATCGACGCCGAAGCGCCGTGTCGCCAGCGCGATCCGGTTTTTCATAACGGTTATGGAAATGCGATACTTCCGCAGGATATCCGGGGTTTCCATACCGGAAAGATAGTCGTCGAGAAGCTGCCTTTCCTCGGTCACGGTCCATTTTTTATACGGCTTGCATCCGGGGACGCCGTACCTCAGACACATAAGCCTCAGCGAGCAGACGTGAATCCCGTAATGCGCCGCGATCTGCTTCGTTGTTTGGCCCGCTGCATATAGGTCAGCGACCTTCTTTCTTTCCCCGGCAGTCCATTTTCTGGCCCCCATTTCGCGCCTCCTTCCCGCTCGATCTCCTCTTCCGTGCGGCCGATGGTAAAGAAACCCTCGTTCTGCACGATCTTGTATGCCTTCACGCCCCAGCACTCCGCGTCCACGTTCGGGGCGGGCGCGCCGGTACGCAGGAAGGCGGCGATCACCGCGTCCATGGTTGCCTGGATCGCGTCGCGCTGCTCCTGCGTCTTTTTCAGTTCGGCGGCCAGGCGCTTGTTCTCCTGCGCCAGCTCGATCGCCTTGTCCATCAATGCCTTCTGCTGTCTTGTTAGTTCGTTCATGTCTCAATCCCCCTCACAGCGCCACGCCGCGCGTCTGCTTGCGCTCGACCTTGATCCCCTTCGCGGAAAGCGACATCTTTGCGGTCGTGTTGTCGTTGATGCGGATGGTAGCCGCCCAGATCACACCATCGGCGAGCAGCGCCGCGAAGACCTTCATCTGCGCGATGATTCGCTGGTCGATTTCGCCCTCGAAGCCTTTCTCGGAAGCGTATTCTCCGAAAAGCTCATCGATCTTTTCGATGGCGTCGTTCATTATTACTTCGCGTCCTGCGAAAATCGCATTGTCAGTAGTGTTGTTTTCCATGTTATTTCTCCTTTTCTTTTTGTTTCTTTTATCCCCACTGCTCAGCCATAGCTTTTGCAATGCCGGGAAAAGTTTTTGATCTAATAGTAGCTCTATTTGAACGAATTGATTCCTCCCAATTTCTTGCTTTTCCGTTCGGATTAACGCCAAATAGTTTTTTGTTATCGGGTTTTGGAAGTCCATTTGTCTTCAAAATCGGTAACCCCTTCAACCATAGGCACGTAGCTTTGGTCACATAATTATCAGTGTCGTCAACGGATTCAGCAAACATGTATGGGCTAATTATTTCATCCGGTTTTCTGTACACAGTATTCATCACGCCGATCGGATTTTCGATTGCAATTCGTTCACATTTTGCCAATGCAAACATCATAAAAAAATTCATAGCAAAGATTCTTTTTACCGTCCGAATATTGATGGCAGAAAGATCATTGCATCTAATTGAGTGAAGCTTCGTACATACATTACTCAAATATGTGCAGGGAGGATGCGCTATAATCAAGTCCCATTTCTCTATAAAATGGTGTTCCCCCTCCTGATCTTTGAAACCGCACATACCGTCCAGAAGCGGAATCACGTCCTGCTTGATGTGCCATTCAAGGTGGGCACCCGAACAATCCTGTATATCGCAGGAATACGCCTCATGCCCGCGTTCCCGAAATGCCGTGCATACTCGCTGCGATTCCTCACAGGCAACAAGAACTCTCATTCCCATTTACCTTTTCTCCTTTTCTTTATTTTGTTGCTCCTCAAACATTCGTTCCGTCCTCCTCAGCGCCGCGTTGAAGAACTCGTCGGTGTCGAAGCTCCCGGCGGTCGTCGTCTGGCCGCGAGGGCCGTAACGGGCGGGCGCGGTGAGGTATTGGGGGAATTTGTCGCCGAACAGGGTGGACGGGCGCAAATAGTATTCCCACTCAGTCCCCATCCATTCGGCGCATTTTTTGTCGATCACGGTTTCAAGGTCGCTCTGCGTGTAGCCTTCCAGCAGGCGCTTCCCGATCAGGTTCAGGGTGGCCTCATCGGCGGGGAACGCTTTCCCAGTTCTTGCAGACAATTTTTCCAGCACTCCCGCACATAATATAGATATATTATTATATATATTATTACAGGATTTATTATGGTCGCCATTTTGGCGGGGTTGGTCCGCCATTTTGGCGGGGTTACCTCGCCAATTTGACGCATTATCCTCGCCATTTTGGCGGGGTTGGTCCGCCATTTTGGCGGGGTTTGTCTGCTTGATTTTGCGTTTTTTGCCGCAAGAATCCATTCGTTCGATAAGTCCGTAATCCACAAGTTTTTTTACCGCCCTCTCGGCGGTCCGTCGTCCGCATCCGCAGAAGTCGGCGATCCACGTGTTTCTGGCGAAGCAGCCATCGCCGGTGTCCAGGTTGACGATCAGCGCAAGGATGGCCCTTTCGGTAAGCGTGAGCCGTTTGTCTTCCCAGATTTCTTTCGGGATCCACAAGCCGGTGAAATTGTTTTCTTTCTTGTCCTTATCCGCCATCCAACCGCATCGCCTCCTTCCTGCGTTTTGTCAGCAGCGGCAGAAACACGTCCTTCACAGCCGGTTCCGCGATCTCCTCGTCACCTCCCTCGGAGCCGTCCGCCGGTCTGATCTCGGTCTTCTCATTGGCAAAGCTGCCGTCCGGGTTGCGCCGAACGATTATGCCGATCCGGACGCGGTTTATTTGTTCCACACGATCCTTCCGCATTCTTCCGCGCGGTGAAATCCGTTTGCAAAATCGACCAGCTTTGCAAGTTCTCGTTTTATATCTTCGCTTGCGTTTTTGCTCTGCAGCCCGGCCTTTACAAGGTGATAGGCGATTTGCCGAAGCTGCCGGTCGTCGAAATGTGCCGAAAGCGATCCGCACCACAGGGGGAGGCTGCTATAATCGAGGTTCGCGTGCGAGAGGTCCGCGTGCGTGAGGTCCGCGCCCGAGAGGTTCGCGTGCGAGAGGTCCGCGTGCGTGAGGTCCGCGCCCGAGAGGTTCGCGCACGAGAGTTTCGCGCCCGAGAGGTTCGCGCCCGAGAGGTTCGCGTGCGTGAGGTTCGCGTCCGTGAGGTTCGCGTCCGTGAGGTTCGCGCCCGAGAGGTCCGCGTGCGTGAGGTTCGCCCGTTCGCCGCCTTTTTCGCCTTTCAACCACATTTTGTGTTTACGCAGGATTTCCGTAAGCTCTTCCGGCGTAAATTTTCTCAATTCTTCCATGCTTTTCTTCCTTCCTCCTACGCCCATTCCCGCTCATAGTCCGCCAGAATCGCCTCGGTGGTGGCGAGAATCCGGTCGACCTTTTCACCTCGCCGCAGGCCGTGGAAGGTGTTGCTGATCTCCTGCGGCTGCGTGCTGATCCCGCGCTTTTCCAGCTGATGGACCAGCCAGCCGTTGGTCAGATAGTTCTGCCGGAGCCGCGCGGAAAGCTCTGTTCCTTTGCTCATGTTTTCCTCCTTTTACGTTTTGTTTACAAAAATAATATTTACAAATACCGAATCCATGCTATAATGTTGTTGTCGGCAACTGCATATTATCGGCCGCGGAGCGTCCCGCTTCGGGGGTGTTCTTTTTGCGCCCATTTGGTAAATATTTATTTTGTAAACATAGCATAGCACCAAATTTGATATTTGTCAATACCAAAAAGGGTATTTTTAATATATTAGAATTTTTGGGATGTGTTTTTTGCATGAATACGAGGGAAAGAATAGTTAAGCTGGTAAAAGAAAGCGGCTTGACACAAAAGGAATTTGCGGAAGCAATAAAAGCGCCCGTAACAACCGTGAATGGATGGTTCAAGAAAGACACAAAAAGCCCGTCTGCGGATTATATAATACCAATAAGCGAATTGTTTGGCGTGTCGCCAGAATGGCTGTTGACTGGGGAAGGGAAGACCCCGGACGATCAGCTTTCCAGGATCGAGTTCGCCTTGTCAGGCGAGATCAAGCAGCTCTCCGACATCGAAAAGCAGGATATCCTTGACTATATCCGTTTCAAAAAAGCGCAGAGAAAATGATCGATGAAAAAGCAAACAGGTGTTTGCATTTTGTCAACAACTGAAACTTAAAGGCGAGGAATTTCTATGAACGCCGTAATTTACGCCCGTTACTCCTCCTACACTCAGACCGAGCGCAGCATAGAGGGACAGATCGAGGACTGCACGCGGTACGCCGACGGGAACAATTTCGTCATCGTCGGACAGTATATCGACCGCGCCCGTTCAGGCACCTCCGCCGACGCGCGGCCGGATTTTCAGCGTATGATCCGGGACGCTGAGAAACGGCAGTTTGAAGCCGTACTTGTCTATAAGCTGGATCGTTTCGCCCGCAACCGGTACGACAGCGCCATCTACAAGGCGAAGCTAAAAAAGGCAGGCGTGCGCGTCGTCTCCGTCACCGAGGCCATTTCCGAGGACCCGGAAGGCGTGATCCTCGAAGCCATGCTGGAAGGGCTGGCCGAGTACTATTCCCGCAACCTATCCCAGAACGTCAAGCGCGGCATGAAAATAGCCCGCGAGCATGGGACGTTCACGGGCGGGCGGCTGCCTTACGGCTATGGCCTGGACGGAAAAAAGGTAATTGTTGACGAACATGAGGCCGAGGCCGTGCGGTACGTTTACTCGGAGTATGCGCGCGGCTCCACAATGCGCGAGATCGTGGAGGAGCTGAACCGGCGCGGGTACAAACCGCGGACCGGTGCAAAATTTACAACCAACAGCTTCCAGAGCGTTTTGCGGAGCAAAAAATATATCGGCCAGTACACCTTCGCGCAGGAGGCGTCAGAATGCGCGTATCCGCGCATTATCGAAGACGAGTTATATTATGCCGTCCAGGATCGTTTCGCTGCCGTGCGCAGAGCGCCTGCCGCGGGGAAGGCCAAAATTGCCTACCTGCTGCAGGGGAAACTTTTCTGCGGCCACTGCGGCGCAAACATGGTCGGAGAAAGCGGACGCGGAAAAGGCGGCGCGGTATACCATTATTACGCCTGCGCCAACCGAAAGAAGCGCCATACCTGCAAGAAGAAAAACGAAAAGAAGGACGTCATCGAGCAGTATGTCATCGACCAAACGCTCGAATACGTCCTCGAGCCGGAACGCCTGGACTATATCGCCGGTCGCGTCGCCGCGGAGTATGAGAAGGAATTCTCGGATTCCTCCATTTTGACCCTGCAGAAGCAGCTCGCCCAGATCGAGCGCGAAATGGACGACTGCGTCGATGTCCTGCTCGAAGTGAGAAAAAATGCGTTTCTGACGCAGAAGATCACGGAAAAAGTGCAGACCCTGACCGACCGCAAGTCTGAAATCGAGCTCGACCTAAGCAAATTAAAAATAGCCTGTAAAAACAGGCTATCACAGGAGGAAATAAAAAAATGGCTGAAATCTTTTGCAAGCGGGGATCCTCTCGATGAAGAGTACCGCCGCAGGATCATAGATATCTTTGTCAATGCCGTCTATCTGTATGACGATAAGATCGTGATCTACTATAACGTCAAGGGCGGGAAGCAGGTCACATATTCCGAGATGCTCGAAGACACCGCCGCCGCCGAAATGTCGGAGTGTTCGGATTCGGCGGGCAGCGCTCCGCCATTACTGGCGATATCCGAAAAACTGCGTTTACGCAGCGTTTCATTCGGGATCGCCATTCAAAGACGAGAGGGCAGATAACGCCCTCTCGTTTTTTTATGTCTGCGCTGGGGCACGTCGTCGAGAGGTGCGCGCAGTCCTGTTCAAATAAAAGTCAGCCGGTGTTTTCAACCGCTTTCGTCTCGATGTAGACGTCGCCGCTATCACCGTTCATTTCGTTCACCTCTGCTTCGATCAGAAGTTTAGCTTCCGTTTCGCCACAAATAATATTCCGCTCGGAAGCGAGCTCATGAAAGTATACAAGCGCCTGCGCGAGCTTGTCGGCGCCGTGCAGATTTTCAACCGTCTGCTCGATTGAGCGCACGACGATTCGCGCGATTTCCCGTTTCTCTCGGGTGTTGAGGAAGGCTTCAAAACGCACGCGAAGCCTCGAGGCGATCCACGCGATCGCGGCAAAGATGGCCGCGATAATCGACGGGATGGCCGCCTCAACAATGACCTTCCATAAATCCATAAAATCCTCCGTTAATTCTTAAAATCAGTTTCCGGGAGCCAAAACACGCCGATATTGGAATCGACAAGGCCCTTTGCGCCGTTGATACTTGCAGCACCCCATTGCCAGATTTTCAAGCGTGGATGCCCGACCGGTACGCCGCGCTGCTTCTCGCGCCATTGTGCCAGCCATAAGTCCCAGTCAGGCTCACAGCATAGCTTATACCTGATATAATTCGGATTTGTATATACCATTGGCACAAATCCGGACCGGTTTACCATGTCGCAGAAGGTGTTGACGACGGCGCGAAGCCTCGCGGGATTGTCCGGCAGATATTTGTCGGATTCGACGTCAACGGCAGCCCACAGGAGATGACGCGAGCGATAGGGGGAGATGGCGTTGAGATAGTACCGCGCTTCCTCGCGTGCCTGCTGCTCGTTCTTGGCCGTAAGATAGTGATAAGAGCCGCAGTACAGCCCGGCGTTTGTGGCGTTGACGATGTTCCTCTTAAAATACCGATCGGTAAAAAGATAATCGTCTCCGTTTTCAAGGTGCCCTTGTGTCGCCTTGATCATGGCAAAGCGCACGCCGTCAGCGCGGACCTTTTTCCAGTCCACCGACGCCTGCCAGACCGATACGTCAATCCCGTCGTACATGGTTTTACTCCCGCTCGTGCTCGACTTTATAAAGCGTTTCCAGCCTGGTCACGCGGTCGCGCAGTTCGAGGATGTCCCGCCGCATGTCGGCCATGTCGCTTTGGATCGTTTCGATCCCGTTTTTTATGTGCTTGATATCGGCCTTCATCTCGCCGTCTTCGCGCCCGGACGCCTTGATGCTTGCGAAACGCCCGATAAAGAAACCGGCAACGGAAAGGGCAAGCCCGGCGATTGCGATCGCGATTTCCATGCTTTACTTCGCCTCCACGATTTTATCGACGATGCCTCTCAGCTTCTCGTCCTTGGCGGCCTCTGCCCTGATGGCTCTTAACTGCTGTTCGGCAGTTTCGGCGGCGGCCTTCCAGTCCTTCATCGCCTGTTCCAGCTCCGCGGAATGGGCTTTTTCTTTTTCCTCTTCGGTGGGCTTTCCCATATAGACGGTGATCCTGCCGTCACGATGATCAACGATGTCCCCGGCAACAGAAAACTCGGATTTGTCATATTCGGCAATCGCATTGTTGTCTGTATTATCCTGGATGATTATCCGGGCGTTGTCCACGAAATCGGCGGCGACGTCAGCGTATTTGCCGAGGACGGTAAAGCGGATGACTTCGCGCCCATTTCTCTTTTTCTCGAAGATGGACGGCTCCGCGGGGATGGGGTATACCGCCTCCATATAGGGATTGCCGTTTGCAACAATCGTCATTTCGATCACCTCCGTTACGCGCGGAACTGTTCAAGGTAGTTTTTGGCGTCGTTTACGCGCTCGATCTGCCGTTTGTGCAGATACTCGTAAAACTCCATCATGCCAGCGGGAATCGCTTTCTCGGATTCTTTCGCTTCGTTGATGATTTTTACGACCGCCTCATGCAGCCGGTTTACGTGCCCCAGCTCTTCTTCCGCCAGGTCCGCAAATAGTTCGCCGAGCTTGTTCGCATCTCCCTTGTGCAGCACGGCTTCCTTGGCGTATTCGATCGCGCCGCCGACTTCATCGTCGATCATTTCGGACAGCTTTTTGATTATCTTCATTTTCGGTGTCTCCTTATGCTCTTGCGTCGGCAATACGGCGCTTAATTTCTGCCACGTCGGACGCATCAAGGGTTAAGACCTTTTCGTCCGGCGAAAGGACCGGAACGGAAGGAAGTTTGAGCGGAAATCCGCCGTATGTCCTAACGCTGTCTTCAAGCGCGCTGAACAGGACATCCATATCATACAGTCCTTCCGCGTCCGGGGAAAGCAGAGTTTTTACGATCCTGTTCTCAAAGAGCGGGTCGGCGGCGGAATAGTTTGCTTTTATAAGCAATACCGTTGTCGCAAACAGGATTTTTATGGGCTTATCCTCTACCTTGGGGATCAGCTCGTTTTCCGCGAATGAAATAACCCCGCTGATAATCTGATTTTTACTCGCTTTCATGTTTTCCTTTCACGGGGCGGCAGTATAGTCCGCCGCCCCTTATGTTTTGTTGGATCAGCCGTTGCTGGTGGAAGCGGTTCCGCTGGATACGGCGGGCGTCTGAACCTGCGTCGCAGGCCAGATATCAACCGGCCCCCAGCCGGGAGACACGTTTCTGTTGGGGACGACAAGCCGCGTGATGCCTCTCAGCTCCGCGATCTGCTCCTGCTGGTTTTTCATGGTCTCAATGGCAGTCGCGTTGAAAGCGAGCTGCTGAGAAATCTGCGCCTGAAGTCCTTCCGCTCTCTGATCGGTGTACTGAGCCGCTTTGAGGGAGACAATCTCGTTGTCCTTAGCATTGATCTGCTGGATCAGCCCCATCTCGTACCGGGTTACCGGTCTGTCGCCCGGATCGGGCGGCGGAGCATTCCGAGGGCCAACACCGAGAATCCCAGCCAGACCACCCGCGCCGGTGATTGCACTGAGAGCCGTACCGGCGATTCCGAGGCCGAGGGCAGTATTAGCCACGCCTCTGCTTGCATATTCAGCCATAAATATACCTCCATTTTTTGTTTTTGGGTTTGATTCTTATGGGTCGTTTACAGTACACGCATAGGCATCACTCCAATTGATAGATGTGTTTATAATAAAATTGGTGAGCGGTTTACCTGCTATTATCTTCGGAGCGCTCCGATTGCTCTCCGTTCCCCGTATCCTCAGGGTCTATGCTTCTGCTTGCACCCCCACCGTCCAGTGGCAGGCATAGGTCAAGTTCGTCACGTTTCCGTCTGCGATGTTGCACAGATACGCCGTGTACGAGCCTTCGCCGATTTCCGAAACGCTGACGTCGTCGATCTCGTTCGTCTGAGCGTCGGTCGTGACAGCGAACGGTGAACCGGTGACCTCGACGCCGTCCTTGAAGACCTTGACATAGTCATACCCGCCGAGCGTGATGACCAGCTTTACCGCGTTGTCCGGGATATACCCCGTCTTAAAGGCGAAGCCCTCGCCCTCGTACGGCATGATGGGGAACTGCTCGATCCGGTAGGCGTCCAGCTCCCCGGCGATCGGCGCGTAGGCGTTCGGCGTATACGGCACCGTGCCATAGTACCGCATGACATAGTACTCGCCCCATACGTCATAAAGCTGCTCCCGCGTCCAGCCGCGTCGGATGCACAGACCGCCAGCTTTGCCATCGTCGTAAGTACGGTCGGCGCATCCCTTTGTCGTTGCTTCGGATATCTCGACAAACCGGATAGTCCTGTCATCGCCCCGAATGATATCTGTGATGATCCCGGTATGATACCCCGATTGATTAAGGATATCGCCTATCAATATATCGTTGTCAGGCAACAGCTCTCCGCCGTCATTTAACTTGCCAATGGTGGATAACCCCGCAACGTTGCTCGGCGTGAGCCCCGTCGTGTCGACTTCCGGAACGTCAAGCGCATAGCAGGTGAGCCCAGAGCAGACAGTCGCATAAATCACAGAGATGTGATTGCCCACATTCCCGACGTCCCTCTTGCACAACGCAGATTTCGGGTTCGCAACAGATGAAATAAAAGTGCCAAAGTCGATATAATGGCCAACTGTCGCATAATTATAGTTGTAACCGCTTCTCATCGTGTTGATAACTCTCCCATAAGGGACGCCGGTATACTCAACCCCGGCCTTAAATGTTCCGAGATAATTTTGGGCGGATGCCGTATCAGGAATCTCAGCGCCGCCGCGCGATACCAGCATATACCGGTCAAGGTCTACGGCCGGAGTCCATTTGATGTCGGTCATCTGCCGCGCACGTTTGATGATGTTCAACTTGTTGACATCCAGCGGCGTTTCGTGCAGGCCAAGCTGTAACGCCATCGTCGAAAGCTGCGTTGTGACGCTGTTATAGTACTGCTTCGCGTCGTAGAGGATGAAATCGCCCAAAGACGCGCTCCACGTGAAGCGCGCGTATTTGGCATTTTCAGGGACGGTAAGATACTGTATTTTATAAGATAATGTTTCCGTTACTAATACGGTCGAGAACCATATCCTTTGGCCGCTTATATAATTTTTTTCGTTGTCATAGAAAGCCATTCCTGTATCTGTCGAGCTGGTACTGGTGGACCACAACCTCGAGTAGATGATGTTTTGAAAACCGGAAACATCTATATATTCAGTATGGTAAAGGCTCGATGTCTTTGTCTCTCCCGTAGCCGAATTAATCCCATCTGGAAAAAGAATCTTATTTCTATCCACATTTACAGGGCTTAAAAGTGAACCGTTTTTTTCAACTTCAAGTGCGCTGAATCCACCCACGTAATACGTGATACTCTGCGGCGTGGAGATCGTGTCGTTGAATTGCTTGGAGTAGTACAGGAATACTCCGTCCGCCGGCACCTCAAATTCGGCGGTTTCTCCAGCCCCCATACGCACCGGACTGCTCCACCCCGCCGCGTAATCGGGTGTCGTAGTGTTATCATGTGCCGAAGACGCCAGAAACGCAATATAGGTATAGGTGTCCGCATTCGCCTGTACCGCGATCTTCCCCGTACCTTCCGGAATCCGAAAGAGCCCGCAGTATCGGTTAGCCGAGGTCGACCAAACATTCGAATTGGTGATAAATCCCAGGACGTTGGAGGATTCCGGGACGAACGGCATCCCGCAGAGGATCTCCCCGTCGATGCGGTTGATCTTATCCCCAACCGTTTTAGCGTCCGCAGGTTTCCCGCTTTCCGTCAGCGTAGCATCCGTCTCATACACGGTCGCATTATACACACCGCCAGACAGCCATTCGGTACCGTCGTAGTAGTACCAGTTTCCGGCAGTATATCCGGCTTCTTCGCCGGTGTATACGTAGACTTTGGTTTCATCGGTCATGTCTGCCGCCGTCGCCGCCGTCAGCGGAGAGCCGACCGCTTCAATGGGAGCGAAGATCGTCTTCTGCTTCGCGTTCATTTTTGTGGCAAACTCTTGCAGATTTGCCTCAGAGACAAATTTTGTGCTCATTAGTCCACCTCCTTATTCGATCGTCGCAATGATCGCGTTGATGTCGCTCGTGGTAAGCGTCGTAAACCAGGACGCCGGATCGATCCACTCCAGGTCGTAGTCATCGCCGCTTGCTTTTACCAGAGCGTATCCGGAAGAGCCGCCGTCCGGGACATAATGCGGTGCGGCCCATTCCGTGTCTCCATCGGTGTCCGACTTTTTTGTAAGGACATCGCCGGTATGCCCGCCGATGGGTGCGCTTCCGGTGTCCGGAGAATCCAGGGAATATCTGCGCGTAAATATGCTTGCCATTTTTATACCTCCTTAAAGGATTATCTTTGATTCGGCCACAAATCCGGTGGGCGTGCTATCAAACGTGCGGAACCAGTATTCGGTCTCGTACCCCGGAGAGCCGTTGCCCCAGCGGTAAAAAGTAGTATGATCGCAGCTAATATAAAGGTGTGTGTCGTAGTAATCTTCATATCCGATGAAATACGAATTGGGGACGGTCGGCAGCCATACCACCTCGACGGCGTTTGGGGACGTCGAGCCGAAGTCAATGCTCCATGATTTGTAGCTCACATTGGAGATTGGCTCGACGTCGTTATCCGCTCTTTTCAGGGTGAAGTCGGTGCTGGTCGGTAACGGCCCCAGGGAGAAATAATAATTCCTCTCAGGGAAGCTCGTCCCGCTCCTGACGGGATTGAGCGAGAAAGAGCCGTTGTTGGCATTGAGCTTGAAGCCATAGCTGTAATCTACACGGTTCCCCTCGTGGAATTCAGCCCCCGACGTCGCCGCGATTTTATAGAACCGGTTCCCGCGCCGGAAGATTTCCTTCTGCGCGCCGCCGATGTTGGCATACAGCCCATCAAGTTCCTTCTGCGCGCCGCCGATATTGGCGTAAAGGTGTGTGATCTCCTTCTGCGCGCCGCCGATATTGGCGTACAGCGGCATTATTCATACACCCCCAGGAGCGCGCCGTTGCCGGTTGGAAGCCCGGCGACGGTCGAAAGCGCGATGTTCCGCACCTGATAGGAATTATACGAGGTGTCGTTGTTGGCTTTGAGCCTGCCGGTCAGAACGCCTCCGGAGAGCGGGAGATAGCTGCCCGCGCTGTTTATGAGCACAAAATTAACTCCGTCATAAACGAGCAGAGCCGGGCCGTTGGGCCAGATTTTGTCAAGTCCGTCTGCCGCGCCGCAGACGATCTGGACGCTCCCCAGGCCGTTGATATTGACAGACGGAGATGCCGCCGTGTTGCCATTGGAAAGCGTGAGCGCGACGAGCACGCCCGTCCTGAGCGTAAAGGTGGCGTCAGAGACAGACGCCATTTTCAGCGCCGTCGCCGCCTCGGTCGTTGACGCGGCGGCATATGCGCACGCGAGGAGCGTGCTGACGGACGCCGCCCACTGCGGGGTAATATCGCCGCTCAGTGCGTCGTTGATCGCGGAGACCACGCCGCAGAGCTGCGCATCCGAACGGGTGTCGTTTATCATAGACGCGGTAAGGGAGGACGCCCCGCCGGGGATCGTGACCTTGCAGAGCACAAGGTCATAAACGGCGGAAGACCTCGACGGCAGCAGGCCAGAAGCCGGATCGTCGATCCACAAGAGGTTGATTTCGCCGTTCGCCGTGTCGCACCGCTGCACGCACCAGTACTCGTGCTGATTCGTGTCGGCCGAGAAAGTCTTTGTCACAGCCTCGTCGTTATAGGCAAAATAGCCGTTGATGAAGCATTCGCCTGCCGAGATGGAAAGCGTCATTCCGGAAACGATGGACGGCGCGAAGCTCGACAGAGTATAAACGCCGTTTGTGATGAATGAATGGAAGTAGCGGGCGAAGAAATCTTGATTCTTCGCCTTATTCCCCTGCACCATTCCGCCGACTTCGCTGTATGAGGTGCTGTCGAAGAAGCCGTATTCCTGTGCCATATTTGCTCCTTATTATGCCTCGGGATTGATCGTGACGTAAGTCACGCGCCCGAAGTTGCTTGTATGTTTGACAAAATCACGCAGGCTCATAAACTGATTTCCAAAAGAGGGGATCACGCGCGCCGCGCCCTTCTCGTAGATCGTTGAGACCTCCGTGATGCGCGCGGAGACCATGATGCCGGTATAGTCGTCTGCGATATCGCAGAAATCGCCGACATTATAGTCTGTAAGATACCGCATATCGCTCTGATCCGCCGTGCCGGACACGGAATCCACCTTTCGGCATTCTGCCAGCGCGTTCGAGCACTCCGCCCGCTTTGTCGTGTCACCCGCCTCGGAATCAACGCTTATCATGAATTCGCGCCGCGGCTCCGTCCCGCCTGTGCCGTCAAGCGTGTAGGCGGTACCGTTATAGGCAATGCAGACGTTTTTATAATCCAGGATAGATTTTTTTATTTCGAGCTCGCGGATGTTCCCGAAGCTCTGGGAAAAAATCGCCCGGCTGTTCGTCGTCTGATTCTGTGTCCGGTTAAGACCTTTATAAACGCGCAGATTGAGCTTGTTCGCGCTGCGGTCGAGCGTGATGCTGGCGCCGCAGTATGTCCGTTGCAGCAGTTTGATCGCCCACTCATAGAGGTTTTCGCCGTAGTTGTAGGTGGCCGTTATCTGGTCGGACGCAGTCGAAACGTCGTAGGAAAGCGGGAGCGGCAGCGCCCTGGCGGTCGTGTTTGTCTCGCTTGTCACGCGGGTCCGAATGATCGTCCCGACCGCGTTTGAGGATTGCCCGTCCGCCGTAATGATCCTGCGCGCGAGCAGCCACAAAAGCCCGTTGCCGGTGACGGTGAGCTTCCGTTGTCCTGCGGCGGAGTAGGAAACGCCGGTGATCTCCATGATCCCGCGCTCGCTGTTCATGAGGTACGCCGCGCGCATGGCGTCCTTGGCAAGGTCTGGGGAAAGAGAAAGCGAGAATTCGCCCGCCGCCTGATAGCGGTCGATCCAGGTCAACGAAAGGTAGTCGTCGATGGGCGCGGAAGCGTAATTGAAATTGTCGTCGAGGAAATATAGCTCCACCGCATCCGCCTCCTATACGCCGAGATAGCCGAAGCTGTACCGCAGCGAGGTATTGCAGTAGGAGATACCGCTGTCCGCGCCGACCGATACGCTCGATTCGCCGACCGGAATCTGAAAGAATTCAGAATCCGCCGAGAACACATTCGCCCGGGCGCCGTTTTTGAGGATGGACTTGTGCCCGGCGCGGGTATCGATCACGAGGTCGTCGCCGTCCGTCAGCGTGAGCAGGGCCTTGACAAACTTCCCGTTGCAGTTGACGGATGGATTCACCGTGCTGCCCCCGGTGCAGACCAGCTCGCACACGATACCGGCTGGCACGTCGCCCGGGTTGTTGATCGTGATCGCGTCGGTGTTGACGACAAGGCCAGCCGTTGAGACCGGCGAAAACGGGAAGTTCAGAAGCGGCTCCCGCACAAGGAACTGAAACTCTGTCTCCTGCACGTCCTTCCAGTAAGGATCAGGCGCGACGAGCTGGATGGTGACGGCAAGCCGGTTCTGCCGGATGTTCGGCTGATTGAAGGACGCCCCCGCGGCCATCCTGACGTCGATCTTCCGCGTCACGCCGGAACGGGTGATAATGAGCGCGCCTTCCGCGCGCGGGTTAAGAAACGCGATCATTTCGCGCCGCGCTTCTTCGGTATCCTTGCGCGGCTTGCATTCCACGGTCAGGGTGATATACCGCGGCGGGACGTGCGCGCCGCCGTACCATCCTCCGTCCCGGGAAGCATAGTCCTCGATGTATGGCTGGATGTCAACCGCCTCGATGCCGGAAATGGCGACAAGCCGCCATTTTGTGGTGTGCGTCACGGTCAGCGTTTTCCCGCCGAGCGTGAGCATGATGTCGATGTATGGGATCATGCCGTATAAAGTGCCACCTCCACCGCCTCCTGGATTTTCTTTGCCGCCGTGGCGGGAGATTCGACTTCGACGTTGAAGTTGTTCACGATCTGAATAGGCTGCCCGGAATAGTAGTCATATGCCTGATCGCCGATGGTATAATAGCCGCGCTCACGGTTCAGACGGTCACGGTCGAGGGAGGAGTAATAGCTGATCTGCCGCGGGGTAAGGGCAAGGCTTGCCGCCAATCCGTACTCTTCCTCCATCGCCGCCGACAGCTTTCCGGCCATTTCGCCGACGATCCCGTCCACTTCGTCGTCCCAGTCATATCGGCCCATTGCGTCATAGATTGCAGACCCGGAACCGCTCAGAGCGGTCGTCACGCCGACGCCGGTATTGAGGATTTTTGCAATCTCTGCGCCGGAGAGGGAAGAATCAAAACCCTTGGCGTACATGGCGTTGAGCCAGTCGTCGTATTTTTCTTTCGAGAAGTTCAGGCCGAGGTCGGCGAGATTGTAAGAGGAGGCGCTTCCGACCTTTTTCCCGTTTACGGTAAGGCCGCCCTGCGCGATGGCGTCGGACAGGGCGTTTCCGAGCTTCAAGGCGTCCTGCATGGAAACGGTGATCGCTTCGGCGATTTTCTCCCCGACCTTGGAGGCCGTCTTCTCGGCGGCGGTCCCTGCGTCGGAGACCATCTTCGTCACGGCGTTTGTGACCTGCGAGCTGTTTTTCGAGATGCTCTTGGCGAGATCAGACGGGAAGTAGCTTCCCTTGGACTGCGCGTATTTGTGCAGCGCGTTCTCGTACTCCTTGACGGCCTTCTCCTCGGCTTTGAGCTGCGCTTCCAGTTCCTTCTGCTGCTTCTCTCGGTTCTTCTTTCCCTCGGCGTTTACCGTATCGTCGGTCATGCGGTAACGCTCTTCGAGGGCTTTCTGTTTTGCCTTTGCCTTGGCCTCAGCTTCGGCTTCGGCGTCTTTTGCCGCCTTTGCCGATGCGCTCGCGGTCGTCGCCTGCGCCGTGGCGATCTCTTGCAGCGTTTCCTTGGTGGTCTCAACGATTGCTTTCTGCCCCTCGGTCTGAGAGTTCACCCAGGCGTCGGTCATTTCGAAGACGTCGTTTTTGATTTCCTCGGTGGCGGTTGAGATTTTGCCGGACGCGATTTCGGCGTTGGCCGCCGCTTCTTCGTACTGAGAAATATCCGCAAGAAGCTGACCCTGCGTTACGGAAAGCGCCTGCTGCGCGACCTTGGTTTTCTGGATCGTCGCGGCAAGGCCCGACATCTCGTCGCTTATTTCTTTGATTCTTTGCGCGGTTTCCAAATAGCCGTGGCTATAATTTCCGCGTATAAGGTCTTGGGGATCCCAGGTATCGAGCTCTTCTTGCAGCCTTTCACGCTCATATTTCAGCTCATAATATTTATGCTCGGCTTCTTTCAGCTCGTCATAAATTTGCTTCTGGCTTTCGCGCCC